ACGGCTTGTCGTAATTGCGTGGGTTGTATCAGCCTGACCATCCTGACTTCTAGCCTTACGTAACGCAAATTCAGCCTGTTGTTGAAAGGTATCAGCCATATCAGGCTTTCCCGCCACCGACATCGCAAAAATGCTGGCAAGCTTTAATTCAGCGGCATATCTGAAATATGGAGGCCAATCCTGTTCCAGTGCCCGAAAAATGTAATTCATTGTCAGGATATTGTTTTCGTCATAATTGCAGTACACTTTGTCTGCATAGAGCTCATAATCAATATCTTTATCATTAACCGTTACACGGCGTATCAATAAAGCTTCTGTTGGTTTTTGCCATGCATCAGACCAGATCGACTCTGGTGTATCTGAAACATGAGACAGATCAGCCTGTGTCGTTGCAAACGACCACGGTGTATCTGTTAAAATATCTTCAATTGCCTCATCATATATATGTTCGGCAACTATTGCTCCGCGACTGCTTCCGTCAAAAGCCGCAATAGGATCAGCCCCAATGAGAACTAATCCTTTTGATGCAACAGCAATATCAGTAGTCGCTACACTCATTCATATACTTTCAGGAACAGGCGGGACTCAAGCCAAACCAGAAGAGAAAAAACCCTTGCCCCGCCATACTCCGGCGTGGAGTTCTAATCGCCGTCCGTTACAACTATCGCCGTTCCATCCGAAACGTCGACGGCTGTACCATTGTTCGATAGCACCCACATTAATGTTCCAGCAGTAACAGAAGTAGGGGTAGCTACTGTGCCACCAACTTGCTGTTGTATAATTAGATCACCAACATTCAGAAAATCTACTGCGCTGTTGAAATAAGCCGCTGAATTGACCGTTGCCGCGGTATCAAGTGAACGGTAGAAATAAATATTAAAACCGCCTCCTGATCCCATTTTGACAAGACCTGCCGCACTATAAGCCATGATTCAAATCTCCTTTATCAAGCACTGTTGTAAACACGCTCAATGCAAGCCGTATCATCGATAAGACCAGCACCATGCGACATTTTAGCCATGACCTGATTGGAATCATACTCAGCAAGATAATCTATCCGCTGTGAGTAATCCTGACCGATTGCATGACCAGTTGAAGAACGATGATAGTAGAAGCACTTAGCATCGCTAGAGCCGTCAACAGGTAAGTTTTCATGTGGGAACCAGTTAAAGCCCAACCACTTCTTAGCTGTCACGCCTTCAAACCAAAGCTGTTCACTTGGTACATAATCAGCGTTTGAAAACTCATCAAGATCGAGTAGATCGCCCCAAGCTTCCCAGCAAACACAAGCATAAAGCTCACCATCGAAAGGAATAGAAGCATTACCAAAGTCTTCCATAATTCCGATTGGTGTAGCCGCCGCAGAAAATGTTTCAGCGGTACTTACGTTGTTACTGTTAGCTGACGCATCCATAGCTGTGAGTATGATATCATCAGTATCTTTACCCATAGCCGCCGCGATATTCTTAGCTTGAACACCACGCTCGTCATGTTGGATTTTTAACTCATCAAGATCGTCAATCATCACTGATGCATAACGGTCTTGTAGAGAGACTTCGACAGGTGCATGGGAAGCTTCAGAGCGAGGAACCTTGCCGTTTCGGGCTTTAGTTCCAACGTCTACGTTTCCAATAACCTGAAAAGTAGTAGATTCACCAGTAATACCAGCTTTGGTACGAATGGTGTTACGCAGTTTGGAACCCATTTGTTGGTATTCCATATGCGCCTCAGATTCAAATTGCTTAACAAATGAATCATTAATATCTGGAAAAGCCATTGCTATCCTCCAAATCGTTGAACACAAGAGTTAAAGTTAATTCGGGTGTCGTCGGATTCGTAGGACGGGTATCCATAAAGGGCCGCTTTCCGAAACTTCAGGCCGAGGGTTACGGTAAAAAAATGACCTGCTAATAACAACAGGTCAACGGACAGAATAAAAAATGTCCAAGTTACACAGGGAGAATTAATGAGCTAATGCCGCAAAACCAGCCTCCACACGCTTTACATAAGCATCTTCACGATGTCTGGGATCACGATAACGTGGGTCTTTCTGCATGGTTTGAAGCTCTTCTAGGGTTAAAGCCCCTTGTTTCTTTTCATCACCGCCATCAAGTGTCGCACCAGATGTTTTATTGATAAGCTCCTCCATCGCCATAATAAACTCACCTGATGTTGCCTGACCAACAACAGCGGCATAAGCATTTTCAGAGAGATTTGCTTTCGACCACATATCAACACGCTCAATTCGAGCCTGAGCGTTCTCACCCAGTTTGGCAGTTTCAGCTTTTTTGTCTGGCATCATCGCCATTTCATTGGCGACATAGAGACTGACCACTTTATTATACTGTTCAGGTGATAAACCAATTTCATGAGCCAATTCCCCAAATTCTTTTAACTGGGGATTTTCTTTATCCATTTCAAACTTGGCACCTTCAGGAATAAGTTCAGAATTTGGCTCAAAAACATAATCAGCCGCCGTTTCAGGAACATCCTTTCGTCTATTGGTTTCTAATTTTTTGGAAATTTCAGCTTCCAAGTCTTCATTTTTCTTACCAAAAGCACTGGCTATCTCATTATAACCTTTGCTTAATTTCTCAACATCTGTCTCACCACGCTCGGCGTTCCAGTATTTTTCAGGCACATATTCAGGCCGCGAAGCGGTTTCCGTATTAACTTCTTCTGTTGCTTCAGCTGGTGCTTCAGCCTCTACTGCACCTGCACTATCGTCATTCATCGCCAGAGTCCTTTCCTTGTTCTACTCGGTTTTCAATTTCAGCGACAATAAATCGCTGGCCTTCCATATGCATGAGGGTATCTGGCGTAATGCCCGGTCCTCCTACACTATAGATACTGATTTGTTTGAGATGATTAAGCACAGCTTTACCTGACCCCTTGGAAAAGGTTGCCCGATACATCTTGTTTAATTTTATAGCTTCTTCTGATTCACCACGCCGTTGTTTCATTAAGGCATTAACTCCCTCATTTGTGATACCATTTCACCACCACCGCCTTGAGCCATTGCTTCTCCAGTTTGCTGGGTAAGTTGCTGGCGTTTTTCTTCATCCATCAGGACAGTAGGATCAACCTCGTACCAAGGCGCAAGCTTTTCAGAAAACTTGGTAGGATCAACAATTGTCTGGACTGTAGCAGGGCCGAATAACTCACCAATTGTTCTTACATAATTAATATGTTGTGAAATATCTTCATTGCGCTGGGCTCTCATCATTGGAGAAACAGCACGAATCTGAATTTCCCGACCATCAATTTGGGGGAGCGTAATCCTTCCCTGCTTCTTTAGGATATATAAAACCCGTTTCATTAAAGGCAGAACAAGTTCAGCTTGCAGTCTACCATAGGTACTTCCCAATTGTCTGGAAAGCTCACCCATACGTTCGGCAACCTCTGTTGCACTGATTGGTGTACCTTCTCTGCGTCCCAATGTCTCATTGTAAAGAGCTCGATTAATGTTGTGACGCATATCATTGAGCACCAGTTGGGCAACATCGAAACTTCCCGGGAACTGTAAAGCTTCTAATCCCCTGCTTCCTGCTGATCTGGGAATAACTGTGCCCGGTATCATACGGATGTTGGCAGGGTTTAACACGCCATCATCATCCCCCTGCCACACACCGGAGACTGCCAGTTCAGCATTTTCTAAAATAAGCTGAACCGTCAGGTTGCACGTTTTAATTGCACTAAGAGCATTAAATATTGGGCCTCTGCCATAGATTTCACCTGCGGTTTTAGCCCAGCGGAAGGACACCCACGGATTTGAACCTATCCCTGAATACGTTTCACTATGGATTTTATGCTCACTGGATTTAAGATAAACGCAATAGTGATGAGTTTCATCTATCTCTGCCCAATCACGATAGCAAACCTCAGAAAGCGTTATTTCTTTATGCGGCTCTTTATCAAGCAAGCCTCGAAGCTCTGTATTGAAGATCGCTTCAGGCCATATGGTCTTAATATTGTCAACCCGAACAACCCGTTTACGGTACTGAGCTCCAATTGAATCATAAGGCCCACGTTCCAGAGCAACATGGCTCAATGGAACGGCATTAAATTTGAGAGGATTGACCGCATCACCTTCTTCAATGGTCATATTTCCTGTGCCAATGCCAACATCAAGCATAGCTTCATGGACTTCTTGGCTAAAATTAGAATTATTGATGACTTCAAAAGCATAGTCAGTAACCTCATCAAGTTCGCCCTGCAAGGTTGCCAGCTGTTTTTCATCGAGCTCACCAGCGGCGGCTGGTGCAGGTTCTAATCGCGTCCATCTTGAATTATTAGGAACGATCCCTTGTACTATTCGAGACGCAAACTCCTGAGTTCCAACGATAGCAGTCTCATCAAATATCAATTCATCTGCGCGTTGACCAGGAGAAAGATTTGTAAAGCCATTATGACCGGGAAGACAGTAATCGTAACAATCCCCCCATATTGGCTCCCAATTACGGCGCAAAGAAAGAGCACGTTCTTCGCCTTCAACAACTTCTTTAATTGTTTTCATTGCCATTATGTAAATCCTCGATAACCGCTACTAAGTAAACTATTCTGTCCAGCATATCTGCGTCGTGTCATTGCCAATGGATCAACTTCTTCTTCCAGAATTTCTGATTGCTTCGGAGCTAGAAGGCTAACCTTTGACTTGGGGAACTTGTCCCTTACAATGGGAGGGGGCGAGTCAGGACCAAAATCAATATTATCAGGAATCTCCGGAGATGTATCCTCATGCGTCGGACCAAGGGGGTCGTATCTGCCGGGATGGGCAGGGTCGTTTCCTGCCATTAATCCTACAGGAAGATTTGTTGTATCTTCAGTCGTATAGACATTACGATTACCCGATCCACTATCATCACGATTATCCGTTACACTATCATCACCGCTAGAATTATTAACCGTGACACCGTCTGGACTTACAGTAACTGAGCTATGACCCATTTTTTCACTTATCTTATTTCCAGCCATCATACTAAGTGATCCTAAAAGCATCCCGCCAATACCACCAAGACCCGTAGCGGCGGCGGCGGCGCGACCAAGAAGACCAAAAGGTGAAAGAGTGAAGCTCAGTGGCTGGTTAATGCTATCTAAAGCACTACCCGGTCTAGGAGCAAATGTATCGCGCTGATAATCTTCTACTGATTCTCGCTTTCCTTTGAT